CAACAAGGCCGCGCCACGGTCGTCCGTCAAAGGTGCGTACGTCATCCCAAACCGGGAAAGGCGGGAGTAAGCCGTCATTTTGTCGGGCGAGCAGTACGCTTGAGGGATAGGGTTCGAGCTCGACGGCGCAGACTGTCCGCCATCTGAGCAGGTGGCCTCCGAGAATGCCCCCGCCAGCGCCTGCGAAAAGAGCCAGCTCATTCATTGCCCTCCCGGTTGCGATTGATGGCATCGGCCATGATTTCACCGATGGCGTCAGCGTTTCGGTTAATCACCTCTTTGAGCGTCGCAAAGACGCGGAAGGCTGGCGTTTCATAGGCGGTTGCCCGCACGGCTTCCCAGTAAACAGCCAGTCCAAGTTTGTCGTTGTCCGTGGCAACGTCTTCGATGTGGAGGACAAAGTGGCCGCCTTTGGGGGCTGGCTTGACATTGGGGGGGTGCTGCCCCCTGTCCTGTTGATGGTTGGTGCTGTACATGATGGTGGTGTGGTTATGATTCTTGATCATCATGAAGGGCAATCAGGCGGTTAAGCTTGCCCAGCATGGCGTCCCTCTGATTTTCGGGAATGTTCACGGGCCAATCCTGGCCCGTGCGGATGATGTTCTGTAGTTTGTTCCTTTCCTCCCAATCCACCACGATGCGGACGCATTTGCTGTCTGCCCGCATGGTGGCGGAGGTGATGTAGGTGCGGATGTCCAGCGTGCCGTTGGCATACCGGATCAGGGCAATGTATAAAGGCGCGGGCATAGTCAGGAGGCGGTGGCCAGTTTTTCCAGTTGCTTGTGAACGGCTACAAAATAGCCCCATGTAAATTCCTTTCCGGCCTTGCGGGCGGTCGTGGCGCCGGAACGCATACGCTTGGTATAACGCCCCAAACCGTACTGCTTGACCATTTCCTGCACAATCTTGAGCGTGGCCGGGTCGGGGTCCGGCAAGCCGAACGCCTGCCAGACGCGCTGCTGGTCGGCATAGGTGATGTTCTTGGGCAAATAGATATTGATGCCGCGCAGGATGGTCTGGCTCAACACTCCTTCCCAGCTCGCAGGCATCCCATGCCATTTCACCTGCCCATTTTTGGACTGGCCGGAAAGGGTCTTCCCCCATACATCCGTGCCTACCAAGGCCATGCCGCAATGCGTTTCATCATAGATTTCCCGCAGGGTTTCTATGGTTTTGAGGCCCCGCGCTCCGGTCATGCACACCTGATGCACTTCGTCAAAAATCAGGAGATGGGACGGAGTAACCGTCTGCTTGATGCGGTCCACCATCTTTTCATAGCGCAGGTTTTGCCCAAGGCCCAATTCACGGGCAATCAGATTCACGACACGCAAGGCGGAGGGGGACGTGGGTATGCGTACCAGCACCACACGGCTTGTGTCGCAACCGGCTTGACGGTCGGCAATATCCTTGCGCCGCTTGTATTCTTCGCAGGCCCAGGTTTTGCCGATTTGAGGGTTTCCCACCAGGCTGACAATCTCCTGGTACTCCACGGAGTATTCAAATGCCTGGGTGATTTTGCGGAATATGTCCGTATCAACAAAAGGAATGCCCGCAACCCACGTTTTGTTGTTGTACCTGCGCCGGAAGTTGGCAATGCTGTTCACTACCTGGTCCGGAGCGGCTTCCCGGCTCTCATAAAAGAGTTTGGAAAGCGTGGAGGGGGAATAGCCCACAGTTTCGGCGGTTTGCTTGAGCGTCCATTTTTCCTGTTTGGCCGTCGCCACCAGCCAGGAAAGCAAGTCCTTGGTTCGTGGATCGTAGCCGGATGCCGCCAGTGATGCGGCGTAATTGTCCCAGAGGGATTCGGTTGTTTCTATTGCGTCCATATTGTTATTGGTTTTGTTGTTGTTTGAAAAAAGAGCTTTAGCCGGGGATCATGTCTTCCAGGGAAAGGTGATATTCCGCTTCTGTTTCTGGCTCCGGTTCGTCTTCCCTGTCAGGCAAGGATGGAGCGGCGAACACGTCCACGCCGGGGACAGAGGGGGCGCCGGGCAGCGCGTCCCGGTCATCCGGGAGAGCGTCAGGCTGCTGGCGCGCCAGACGGAGCACGGCATCATTGTGTTCCTTGAGAGCCGCCGCGCTTTCCCTGGCGGGGGCATTGCGGACTTTGTAGTCCATCATCAGATCAGCGCGGCGGGAAGCGATCAGGCCCATTTGGGATTTCACGGCGTCCTCGTCGTTCCGGGCGGCGGCCACGCTCAACGGAGCCGCCCCCAGGATGCCGCCGCGCTTGTCCAGCACGATCACCGTGTCCGGCTTGAACGGGTTGATCACTACGTCGTGCTTGTCGTCCGCCAGTTCATGGCGGCGTCCGTCGTCAAGGTCTGTATAATAGGCATGATAGATGCGCGGTTCCGGGGAAAGCGTTTTGTCCTGCAAGGTCATGTACCCCCGTTTGACGGTCAGGGTACGCACCTTTTCCGGTCCCAGCAGGGTGACGTACAGGTCCAGCGGTATGCGCCAGAGTTGCTTTTTGCCCTGTTCCCACACGGCGGAGGGAGACAGGCGCGTTTCCCGGAGGCGGGAGGGATCGGCCAGCACCAGCGCGCGGATGGCCTGCCATGCCTGTAATTCCGCCTGTCCCCTGGTGGGATCGGGAAGCTTGTTCTCCGGCGTCCAGACGCCTTCCGCCAGCGCGTACTCGCGGATCATGTGGCCGCATTCCCGCCAGCCTTCCAGCATGTGGTTGGTGCGGTTGTTGATGATGGCGTACACGTCCCGCAGAATCAGACTGAACTGGTAAAAATCCAGGAAGGGGGATTTGATCATGTCGGCATACTCGCCCAGGCGCGGCAGCGCCTTGCACAGCTGGTTCTGGTAGGCGATCATGCCGTCGGTGCTTTCCGGCTGGCGGCGGTCGCGGCCTGACTGTCCGGGCAACGCCCCCAGCACATTGTGAATCAGGCTGTGCAAGCATTCGATCATGGCTTTATAACGGGGATTACCCGCGCCGCGTCCGGCCCAGCCGCCCATCAGGGCGTTGCCGGCTCCGGTCATGCCACCCATGCCCACGCGGATCACGCCGCCCGTGCGGTCGTGAAGCGCCGCAATGTATTTTTCCGAAAGGTTGGCCGTGCCGTGCTCCATCATCAGCAGGCAGCCATCCGGGTGGTAGCCGGTGGAATAAAGGATATTGGCCAGGAAGAGGCGGAACATTTCATTGTCCAGAGCCTTGCGTTTCCTGGGATCGTCCGGCAACGCTACAAAGGGCATGTGCCCCCAATCAAACCGGCAGCCGGACGCAACGTCATGGACGCCGAATTCCAGCACGCGCACAGGCTTTCCGGCAAAGGTGACGTAATGGTCATGCCATACGTCGTCGAACATGTATTGACCACCCACGGGCAGCCCCACGCGGGAAGTGCGCACGTAAGGCAGCACGGCAGCGGCGGCGCGCGATCCCCATTTGCCCTGCTGTTTTTCGGCTTTGGTGCGGGCCAGCACTTTGCGGAGATTGGCCGCCGAGCATCCGGGCGGCAATGTGGCTCTGGTCCAGTCCTCGAACCCCGGCACTTGTTCCCGGCCGGAAATGATGCGGTGCTGGATTTCCAGAATGCCCTGTTGCTCCGATCTCTGGTGCTTGTCCAATATGGCCTTGCCCCAGGCAATGAAACGAGGGGAATGCACTCCCGTGTCGGAGGTGCGGGATTTAAGCGTGTTGCCGTTCACCAGGGCGCGCCAGTTGCCGGGGTCTTCCCGCCAGGCATAATATCTTTTTTTGGCAAGCCCCTTGCTGCACCCCATGGCCTTGGCCAGCCGGTCGATGATGCCGCCCGTACCGCATACCGGCAAGCCGGAAGGCAAATCGGAAAGGGCCGCCAGCCAGCAATAGATCCGGTCGCGGGTAGGCATATCAAGTGCCAGCCAGTCTGGATCATGGGCAGGTACGGGTACTTTTTTCATAGTGGCTTAAACCGCGGGGAAAGGGATTGATGGGAGGCCGTCGCCGTGACCGGCAAATACATCCGCCACAGGAAGGTTGTTCGGATTGCTGGGGCGGTCCTGGGCGGATTTGCGGGCGGCCTGTACCTGGTCCAGGGTGGAGCGCAGCACGATTTCCAGGGCGGCCAGGTCGTCCTTGTCCAGCAGGGCATGGCGGCCAAGGTCGCAGAATTCGCTTAAGTCCTGGCAAAGTTTGTTTTTGGCATAGGCGGCCAGCTTCCTGGCTTCCGCGAGTTCCGCTTCCGGGTTGGTTTCTTTTTCCCTTGCCGGGCGTCCGTCAGGGTTGCCGGATGCCTGGAATCCGTGAGATTTGGGCGGAGTGACCACGCCAAAGTCAAAGTAGGCTTGCCGGAGGCTGTCAGCGTCGGAAAGCTTGCCGATCTCTTTCAGCGTGCGGGCGTCACGGCGGCCGCTTTCTATAAGCGCCACATCCACCGTGCCCAGCTTCCGGGCGCGCTTGAGCACTTCCCGGTAGAGTTTCATGTATTTTTGAGCCGTCCTTTTATCAAAAACGAACCATGATTCGCTTTTGGTGCTATCCTTTTTACTATTAAATAGTTTTTGAAAATCACCATGTTGAGAGGCGGATTTCATTCTACCTAGCAACCCGCCCAGCACCACCGCCGTCATCCAGCGTTTTTGTTCAAGGTTTTGAATCTGATTTGTCAATCCGGTGATTTGGCCGTGGAGCGCGTTGGCCCGGACGATTGCAATTTCCCAATCCCGGTTGGTAGTTGTCACCTCATTTTGAGGCAGGATCTGAATCTCATATTTCATCTTTGAATTTTCTGAAAGCGATTTTGATTTTGCGCATGGCGGCGCGCTCAATGCTGAAAACCCGTTGCCGGGTCAGGCCCAGATAGAGGCCAATTTCGCGCTGTGTCAGGCTGCCGGCATGATCCAGGCCATAATGGCGCCGGAATTCCGGCACCCGCCAGAGGGCCTGCCAAATGGCCCATTCTTCCTCCGTCATGGGGGTGTCCATGTTCACGTCGGCCTCAGGTTGCATGGCGTTACTTGGTGAGGGGTACAGGCAACACGGCGGTGCGGGCATCCTTGAGGCCCTCGCGGATCTGGGCGGCTTCCTTGTCCAGGCAATACACCACCGCCCAGGCCACCAGCCAGCCCATCAGGGCCATAACGGCAACGGCTCCAGCAAATTTTGCAATGTCCCGCATAGTGATATTGATGTTAATGGCGGAGGCGTTCAGGAAGCTTGCTAATCCTGTCCAGCAGAGCTTTACTCTGTCTTATCCCTGTGAGGACGCTGGCCAAGTGCTGGTAACAGACACCTAATTCCGGGGCAGCTGTTCTATAGCTCCAGCCCTTGTCCTTGAGTTCTTGCCGTGCTTTCACCAGATTCCCGGTCAGGGCTTTGGCCTTGTGTTTCTCTTGTGCTCGTGCGAACATAAGAAATCAGATATACGATTTATGAATTGAGAGCAAGGAAGAAATATCATAATTATGAATTTTTCTCACAGACTGATGGAGGCAATGGTGCGGAAAGGCATTAACCAAAAAGAGCTTTCAGAAATTGCAAGTGTTCCTCAAGGAGCTATATCAAACTATTGTAATGAGAAAGGCATGCCATCCTCGGAGGTGCTTTATAGGCTATCAAAAGCACTGGAAGTGTCTATGGAATGGCTTATATCTGGAGAAACATCTCGCACAAAAGATCCTGCCCCGCAGGACAATCATTGGCGAGACCGCGCTCTCAAGTCTGAAGAGAAGCTGAAGATGCTGAAATCAGCCATGCAGGGGTGGCTGAAAAAAATTTAGCAAAAATGTTCGCGGGGGAACAGTTCTCTTGACATAACCAAAAAAAAATAAGAAGTTGCCGGAAATAATATGAGTGAAGAGATAGCTATGAAAGGATCTGAATACGAACTATCTGGTGATTTTTTTATCAAATTATCACACGATGGAGTTATGACATCACGTTCCTTAAGGGATGTTCTGAGCGGATTAGATAGCGTAATAAAAAGTTGTACTCCGATTCTTTCCGAGGTATATCAGGAACGGGTAGCATTGGAAGGGCTTGCCATTGGATCAATACAATCAGGTAGTTCTTGGTTAAAAAAACTCAAGTTTATTACTGAAAAAACTCTACCAGCATTGAATAGTATGGATCCAAAAATCGTTATTCCCATCTGTCTTGCCGCTGTCTTATGGAAGGGAATAGACGTTTTTAAAGAGGGCGGTAGAACGAATAATTTGATAGGAAATGATATCCGTATAGAAAACAATGCTCCCATCATTATTGGGGAAAATACGTCTCCACAACTCAAGGAAGTATTACTAAGACAATATCCAGGACGAGAAATGGAAATAGATGCGGTTTTAGAGGCTGTGGATAAAGCCTTGGAAAAAAAAGTTACATTGTTTGAATCAGCAAAAAAAGGATTAGTTAAATTAAAATCCCCTAATGGACAACCTGTTTCCGCAATTACTTTGGGAAATGAAGAAGAAGGGTCTGCATTACCGCCGCCAATTTTGACACAAGATCAGTTAAATTTTGTGCCTGATAAATACGAAGAGCCGGAACAAAAGGAGCAAAAAGCCTTTTTTGGTGGAGTCTTGTTAAACGTAACGCGAATGAGCAAGAGTAAGGAGAAAGTAAGTTGGTCAGCACAAGTAGAGGAGGATGAAAATATACCTTTACCTAAAACAGTAAAACAGCTCATTGTTGATTCACCAGAATTACAAAAAGAGATATTCGCCCACTCTCTAGATAGGCCTTTTCGTGCAGATATTTATGCTGTTTATATCAGAGATGGTAAGGGAAATCCTATTTATAAGAGGTACATTTTAAAATCCATAGAATAAAGGATATTTGTAATTTGGAGAAAAATAGTAGGATGAAAACATGGCAGATATACACTCTAATTGGCCTTGCGGCATGTATAACCTTGATGCAAGCATGGACCACTTACCGTATGGTGCAATCAGAGGCTGTATTTCCAATGAAAGCAGTTCAATATCTAAAGAAGAAAGAGTTTGATAAACAGTTAAATACATTAAAAACAACTACTTATTACTGGAGAGCTATCCCAAAAGATCAATTGACGGAAGAATATGTACAAGAAGAAATAGACAATGATGACCTTGTAAAAAAGGGGAGTGTTGATCGAGATACTGTTGAAGATAATCTCCACAAATTACTAGATCCTATTTACGATGAAGAATATGTCGGTACTTTGTACGAAACTGATAAAGATGTAGTTATCGTTTACAAGAAAACAGAAACAAGCCACGCTACCACGGAAGACTTTTTCTATCATGATCCCAATAATCCAGAGGATTGTGATCCTTTCAAATAATCTTTCCTACATTCCTCTTACAAACCCCATGCAATATCATTGCATGGGGTTTTTACATGGCCTGAAATATTGGAACAAGGCTGTTGCCCGTGTGTTATATTATGCACATGGACGCAAATATCACTCGCTGGGTGAAGGGGGGAACTTGTGGAGTGACGGAGGCCGCCCGAATCCTTGGTTACAGCCAGGACACCGTGCGCCGGATGATAGAGGACGGCGAATTGATCGGTTGGCGTGCCAGGCGCGGAGGCCGTAAATTTTTGATGTACAGGGCGCAAGTAAAAGATGTCGCATCCAGGGCGCAGGCTCAGGCGGTGCAGTATGCGCGGGACATGCAGCAACTGACGCTGCCCCTTTAATTTTGCCGCAAATGCCGCAAATACAGCTTTTGCGGCAAACGCCGCTTTTGCCGCAAACGCCGCAGCACCATCCGGGAAATGGGCTAAACTGCCCACATGAACGACGCGCAAAAACAAGATTTTGGAGCTGCAACGGATAGTGGAACGCATGACGAACAAACCCTCACGTTGGGAAACGTCGGGGTGAGCGAGCCGAAGGCGAACGAATCAAACGCCGGGGCAGCTGCCACGCAGCAAACGGCAAAGAAGAATACGCCCTGGTATTTAAGCCGGACATTTTGGATCAACGCTGCCGCCCTGGCCTCTTTATTGGTGCCGGCAGTGAGGGATTGGCTTGAATCCAACCCTGTGGAATTTACAGCCGCTCTTGGGGCGGTCAACGTATTGCTCCGGTTTGTGACCGTGGGCAAATATCAATTTGCGGAGCCGACCGGTGATCAGGATGGAGGCGTTGACGAGTCAGCGCCGAGAGCGTCCAACACGTCCGGCGCCGGCGGCTCCGCCCTCCTGCTGATGATCGGCATGTCTCTGGTTATGATGACCTGGGCTTGCAGCAGCGCGGATAAGCAGACCGCCGCCAGCGTGGCTCTTACGAACGGCCAGGTGGTGGTCATCCGTGGCGGCTCGTCCCTGGTGGTGGACCGTGACAATCACAGCGTTTCCTGGTCCCAGTCTACCCCGGACGTGGTTGTGGTGCCGCCCGTGGTACAGGCTACTTCCAAATAATCGTTATTAACTTTAACTATTAAATAATTATGAAAGTAGCACTGGATATAGGGCATTGCTCCACGGGCGACCAGGGCGCAGTGAGCCGCGACGGCCTGGCAGAGCACCCTTTTTGGGCGCAGTACACGCCGGCAATCGTCAGAGAACTGGAAAAGCTGGGGCACCAGGTGCGCGTCTTCCGCCGCGAGGACTATTCCAGAAGCATCAAGAATGAATGCGTAGCCATCAACGCCTGGGGAGCCGATGTAGCCGTGAGCCTGCATCTCAACTCCGCTGACAGCCCGACTTGCAAGGGCGGCCATGAAGTGGTGCACTACGACGGCAGCAAGAAAGGCATTGCCCTGGCCAAAGCGATAGACGCGCAGTTTGACCTGATTGCGGAGCTGGCCGACCGCAACATACGGACGCCTTATGCCAACCGTGGCGACGTGTTTTTACAGGGCACCGTTTGCCCGGCTGTGATAGTTGAGGGGGCTTTCCTCTCCGTGGAATCCGATGTCAAATTTATCCGCAAAAAGGGTGAGGTACTGGCTCAGGCCGTTGCTCACGGCATCCATGCTTACGCAGTGCAATGTGGGGCGTAATTGCAGAGGCGGCGGCCACCATGGACGCCGGAGCGGTGGGCCAGATGCTGGCCTACTTAATGGGAGCCGGCGTGATCGGCGGGGGTGGGTACGCGATGGGCAAAGCGCGTAAGTCACCCCAGCAATCAGAGGATGCCCAACGCGTTTATCTGGAAGATAAATTCGCCACCCGCGAAGAAGTTGCCGAAATCAAGCAACAACACCGGGCGGAGGTGTCCGACCTCCACGCTCGCCTAACCGGCATCACGGTCAAGCTCAATGAGATGTACGGACAGCAAAACATGATGATTGAAATTCTTAAATCACGGAAATCACTATGAACCAACATGCCAAGGTTAAAATCGCCATCCTGCGCAGTCTCAAGCGGATGCCCAAGACCTACACGATGCGCGACGAAGCATTGCGCGCGGAGGTCTGTCTGGACGTGCAGCCGCGCCCCACGCTGCTGGAACTGGAAGACGCTCTTACGGACCTGGAACAATCTTCCTGCATTATCGGCACCCGCAACGAGCTGACCGGGGAACGCAAGTGGATGATCACGGATGCCGGCATACTACAGCTTGGCCAGATATGACCATCCCGGACGCCATTGTCACCGTTGCCTCCATGGCTTTCAGCTTAACCGCTCTCTATTTATTTTACAAATACCGATGAAGAAACTCCGTCAGGACAGCGTAGCCGCCAATCTGCCGCCCTACCTCCGGGATGCGGTGGACGAGATGTTTTTCTCCGGCACGACCTACAAGGCCGTGCAGGAACGGGTGGCGGAAGACGGCATCACCTGGAGCCTGACGAGCATCGCGCAGTATTACCACAACCACGTCCAGCCGCTGATGGCGACACGCCGCAAGGACATAGCCGCCAAGCTCAACAAGATGGATGCCGAGGGCTTGGACGAAGCCTCCTTGCAAGCGGTGCGCATGACCGTGTTCGACCTGGCCAGCGCGCCGGGCAGCGATCCCAAGACGCTCAAGATTTTGATGGATCTGGTCATCAAAGCCCAGCAGATGAAGCTGGATGAAAGAAAGCTGTCCCTTCTGGAACAAAAAGCGGCGGAAGCCAAACGGCTGGCGGAAGACACATTGAATTCCGCACGCAAGGGATTGAGCGCCGAAACGATCGCGGAAATGGAAGAACGCCTCAAGCTGCTGTAACGCCATGGGAAGAGCCAAGATTAAAGCCCCCGGTACGCTGTTTCTGCCTTGCCAGGCGAAATGGATCAAGGATCAGTCCCGCATGAAAATCGCGGAAAAAGCGCGCCAGATCGGTTTTACCTGGTGTTCATCCTACGCGGACATGACGGGGACGGCCAGGGCGAACAACCATATTGACACCTGGATCACTTCACGCGATGCCTTGCAGGCCAAGCTTTATATACAGGATTGCCTGAACTGGTCCCATATCTACGGCCTTGCCGCCAAGGCGGCAGGGGAACAGGTACTGCTGGATGAAGGCGGCAAAAAGCAGTCCGCCCAGGTATTGAGGTGTGCCAATGGTCAGGCGATTTATTCTTTGTCAAGCAATGGCGATGCCCAGGCCGGGAAACGCGGCAACCGTCGCGCCGATGAATTCGCCCTGAATCCTGACAACCGCCATCTTTATGGCATCATGTACCCCGGCATTACCTGGGCGGGGAACCTGTGGATATGGTCCACCCACCGGGGCAGCCAGAACTATTTCAATCAGCTGATCCAGGAAATCCGGGAGGGCGGCAACCCTAAAGGGTTTTCGCTGCACCGCATCACCCTGGAAGACGCGCTCAACGAGGGATTGCTGGACAAATTGCAGCAGAAATGGCCGCAGGACGACCCGCGCCAGGAATACGACGAGACGGATTATTTCAACGCCGTGCGCCGGGAATGTGCGGATGAAGAAACCTTCCTCCAGGAATACATGTGCATCCCGTCCGATGATGCAGGAGCGTTTATCTCTTATGATCTGATTGATGCTTCCGTTTATCCTGCCGGCACGGCCTGGGAAGAAGAACTGAACCCGGCTGCCCATTATGTGCTGGGCGGAGATATTGGGCGCGTGCATGACCTGACGGTGCTGTGGCTGCTCCAAGTAGAAGGAAAGAGCCGTAGGACGGTGAGGATTATTGAACTGGCCAACATGCCATTTTCCGAACAGGCGGCCGTCATCGACAAGTACGCAGCCATGCCCTGGGTGAAGCGGGTATGTCTGGATGCCACCGGCATTGGACGCCAGCTGGCGGAAGACGCCCCCCCCCCCCCCGGCCGGGGCGGGGGG